CCAGGACGAGGTCCTCGGCGCCGGCAAGGCCGGGCTGTTCCGCGACGGGGTGCCGCTCGAGCGCTTCGTCGACGCGAGCGGCAAGGAGCTGTCGCTCGAGCAGCTGCGCGCGGAGCTGAGGTCCATCTGAGGGCTCGCCCGCCCCCTCGCCCGGGCCTAGGGGTTCGCCTCGCACGCATACAGGGCCACGGGCGCGACGCCCGCATGGCCAACCAGAGGCGGGCGGGACGCCCGACCAAGGAGCACTACCAGCATGGAATGGGACTTCGCAACCAACCAGTCGATCGACGAGGACACGCTCGCCAAGGCCCCCGAGGCCTACCGCGGCGCCTACGAGAAGGGCGAGGACGGCAAGTACGTCGTCAGCGGCACCTTCAAGCCCTTCGTCGACGCGATCACCGGCCTCGGCGGGGCGCTGAAGAACGAGCGCACCACCTCCAAGACCCTCAAGGGCCAGAAGGACGCCGTGGCGGTCATCAAGGAGCAGTTCGGCTTCGACACCGTCGAGGAGGCCAAGGCCAAGTGGGACGAGCTGAACCAGACCGTCGCCGCCAACGGCAAGGTCGACCCGGCCAAGATCAAGGCCGACATCGAGAAGACGTTCAACACCGAGCGCGAGGGCCTCAAGGCCGACAACGACAAGATGCGCGGCACGCTCGAGCGCTACCTCGTCGACAACGCCGCGATCAGCGCGCTCGCCGAGCACAAGGGCAGCCAGAAGCTGCTCGCCCCGGTCATCAAGGGCATGACCGAGCTGGTCAAGGACGGCGACGAGTACGTTGTGCGCGTCAAGGACGGGCAGGGCGACTACCGCGGCGACGGCAAGGGTGGCTTCCTCACGGTCGCAGGCCTCGTGGCTGAGATGAAGGGCGACAAGGACTACGCCGCCGCCTTCGAGAGCGCCGCGCCGTCGGGCAGCGGCGCCGGGCAGGGCCAGCCCCGCCCCGGCCTCCAGCGCCCGCTCAACCAGCGCCGCGAGGACATGTCGCCGAACGACCTCATCACGGCGGGCCTGCAGCAGCAGGGCCGCTGACGGTCTGAGGCGTCAGCAGACGGACCGGAGGGGTCGGGGGCAGAGCTCCCGGCCCCTCTCCCGTTCAGGGGCGCCGCCGCGCTCCCTCACCGACGCCATGCCCACGGCCAGCCGCTCCGCCCCCGCGGCGCGGCGCTCGCAGGCGTCGGCCCACGCGGGGTTGCCCGCTAGGCGGTGGGCGCGGGCGAGGCGCCTCATCTCCTTGGCGCGGTCGAGGCTCACGCCTCGACGACCTCGGCGGCCTTGAACTGCGCCGCCTTCATGAACTGCTTGGCCTTGAGCAGCTGCGACTGGGCGGCCTCTGCGGAGGGGAACTCGGTGGCCCGGCTCCGGTCCGAGGTCCACACGGTGGCCCTCAGGTAGAACGTTGCGCCGAGGTGGACGAGCTTGACGATGTGCATGGGTTGGTCTCCGTGGCTGGTGTTGTCCCTTATAGCCCGCGTGCTTGGGGTCGTAAACGCCTAAAACGCGGCCATGGCCGCAGAACAATCGCTGGCTCGCCCGCGCCCGCGCCTGCGGCAGGCGATCGTCCAGACGCGAGGACGACCGGGCGAGACGCCAGTCGGCAGCCGCGGCACCCGGCCCCTGGGACGCGAGACGCTGACCTGGCCGTCAGCGATCCACCAACTCAGTCCAAAGGAGCGCCACATGGCCACCGTTACCCTCGCAGAGGCGAGCAAGCTCTCCCTCGACATGCTCATCGCGGGCGTGATCGCGAACGTCATCACCGTCAACCAGATGTACGAGATGGTCCCCTTCGACGGGATCGAGGGCAACTCGCTCGCGTACAACCGGGAGAACGTGCTCGGCGACGTCCAGTTCCTGGGCATCGGCGGGACGATCACCGCGAAGAACCCGGCGACCTTCACCAAGGTCACCTCGACGCTGACCACGATCATCGGCGACGCCGAGGTCAACGGCCTCATCCAGGCGACCCAGTCGAACATCACGAACCAGAAGGCCACGCAGATCGCCTCGAAGGCGAAGAGCGCCGGCCGCCAGTTCGCCCAGACGATGATCACCGGCACCGGCGCGAGCGACACCTTCCCCGGCCTGATCGCCCTGACCCCGGCGTCGCAGACGCTCAACACCGCGGCGAACGGCGAGGACCTCACCTTCGAGCGCCTCGACGAGCTGCTCGACCAGGTCATCGCCAAGGACGGCCAGGTCGACTTCCTGATGGGCCACTCGAAGTTCAACAGGAAGTACAAGTCGCTGATCCGCGCGCTCGGCGGCACGACCGCCGACGACGTCTACGAGCTGCCCTCGGGCAAGAAGATCATGGCGTACTCGGGCGTCCCGATCTTCCGCAACGACTACGTGCCGACCGACCAGACGCGCGGCACCGGCACCGGCCTCACGACCGTGTTCGCGGGCTGCTGGGACGACGGCAGCCAGAAGGTCGGCATCACCGGCCTGACGGCGCGCGACGCGGCCGGCCTGCGGGTCGAGGAGGTCGGCACGAGCCAGACGAAGGACGAGACCATCACCCGCGTCAAGTGGTACGTGGGCATGGCGCTCTTCTCCGAGAAGGCCGTCGCCATGGCGCCGGGCATCAAGGTCTAAGTAAGCACCAAGCTCCCTGCTGGGGTGTGACGGGAGGGGTCAGGAGGCGCGAGCCACCTGGCCCCTCTTCCGCATGAGGGCTCCCCAGCCCGCGCCCGGCGCGGCAGTGCCCGACGGTCAACCCAGAGGAGAATGACCGCATGCACCGCTTCCACCTGACCGGCGTCCACGCCGGCAAGACGATCAACCTCGGCGGCTACCAGTTCATCGAGGGCGTGTACTCCATGCCGCTCGAGGGCGACAGCAACAACATCGCACCCTCCGTCGAGGACGCCGCGGCCCTGGGCATCTACCTCGCCAAGAGCTACCAGGCGGTCCGCGAGGGCAGCGCCGAGCACGAGGCCGTGCTGCGGCGCGAGGCCGACGCCGCCGCCGTCCTGCGGGCGGCCGAGGAGGCGGCGCGCGTCCCGACCCCGACCCCGACCCCGACGCCCGCCCCGACCCCGACCCCGACGCCCGCCCCGACCCCGACGCCCGCCCCGACCGGGGACAGCGGCGACCTGACCCGCCAGCAGAAGGGCGCCATCCGCACGGCGCTTACCAAGCTGGACTTCAAGGTCGACGACCACTGGACCGAGGCCGGCCTCCCGTCCGTCGCGGCCGTGCGCGAGCTGGCGGACAACAAGGACGTGGGTCGGGGCGACATCGAGGCGCTCGCCCCTAAGCTGACCCGCGAGGAGGCCAAGAAGGCCGCCTCCGACCCGCTCGCCTGAACCCAAAGACCCCTAGGAGAACGCGGCCATGGCCCTCATCGTGCAGTCATACCCCCCTGTCGATGGGGCCAACGGCTACGTCTCCGTGGCGGAGTTCAAGGCGTACTGCGACGCCCGCCTGATGGACTACTCGACCGGCGGCAAGGTCGACGCCGACATCGAGGTGGCCATCATCCGGGCGTCGCAGCACGCCGACCTCCGCTTCGACTACCGGGACGAGCCGGCCTCCGCAGACCAGGAGACCGAGCTCCCCCGCGTCGGCGGCTCCATCCCCAAGCTGTTCAAGCAGGGCGTCATCGAGTACGCCTTCCGCGCCCTGAGGATGGTCCTGTGGGCCGACCCGGCGCAGGACACCACCGGCGCGGCGGTCAAGCGCCGCCTCGAGGAGGTCGGGCCGATCAAGGAGGAGGTCGAGTACGACAACTCCGTGGCCGTCAGCGGCCTGCCCGAGTACCCCGTGGCTGACCGTCTCATTCAGAAGTCGGGTGTCGTCAAGCCGGACGTTGACGTCTCCGGCGGCCTCACCGTCGTGCAGACGGCGCGCGGCTCGTGAGCTATGAGTCCTCCCGCGCCCTGGCGGTCCGCCTGATCGCGTCCAAGGGGCGAACGGACGGCGTTCTCAGGCGCCCCGGTGCCTCCGCAGTCGACCCCACCCGTCCCTGGGCCCCCTCCGCTGAGGCGATCGACCCCGCGCTGGCCAGCGGCCTGGCGGTCGTCGTCGTCTCGGCCTCCATGTTCAAGGACGCGCAGCTCAGCCCCGAGGCGACCGCCGTCGCCTTCCTGGCGGCCGACGCGTCCCCCGCCCCGCGCCCGGGGGACATCCTCGAGACCAAGGGCACACGCAGCGTCGTCCTGGCCGTCGAGGACCTCTCGCCCGGCGCAGACAGCGTCCTGTTCACCCTGCAGCTGAAGGCCTGACCGCATGACCGACGACGAGGCAGACGACGCCATGTGCGGCGCCCTGAAGCAGCAGCTGGACGCGATAGGCGTGGGCCGCGTGGAGTGGCCTAACGTGCCCCTGCCCAGCCCGCCCCTCTACGAGGGCACCGACCCGTGGGTCCGGCTGACGATCATGCGCAGCGGCGGCGACCAGGCCACGTTCGGCCAGGAGGGCGCCCGCCGCTTCGAGCGGTCCGGCGTCCTGACCGTGCAGTGCTTCGTGCCAGCGGGCAAGCGAGGGCTCGTCGACGCGGGCGCGCTGGCTAAGGCGGCGCGTGACGCGTACGAGGGGAGGACCCTCGGAGGCGTCCGCCTCTACCGCGTCGCTCGCAAGGACGTCGGCCTGGACGGACCCTGGTGGCAGGTGAACGTGGAGGCCGCCTTCGAGTACGAGGAGCTGAGGTGACCAGCAACCTCGTTTAGAAGGAGGCCGAGCCGATGGGCTTCGCGACCGTCAACAGCAATACCACGGGCCTCCGGATCGCCGAGGAGGCGAGCCCCAAGGTCCTCCCGAACACCCCCGTGTGGGAGCCCCAGGAGCCGAACGGCTACGGCGACTTCGGCGCCGAGACCAAGACCGAGGCCCGGGCGCCGATTGCCGCCGACCGCCAGCGCCGCAAGGGCCCGGTCGTGGACGTCGACGCGATGGCGGGCTTCACCGCCGACTTCACCACGAAGGCCTTCGTGTCCCTCATGCAGGGCTTCCTCTTCGCCAGCTGGCGCCGCAAGCCCGAGTTCGCCCCCACCGCAGTGACGACCACCGCCTACACCGTGCCTTCGGGCGGGGCCGCCGTGAGCGCTGGCTCCATCGTGTTCGCCGAGGGCTTCGCCGTGCAGGGCAACAACGGCCTGCGCGTGGTGAGCGCCTCGGCCGACACCTCCATCTCGACCACCGCCGGCCTCACCGCCGAGGCCTCCCCTCCCGCAGGCGCCAAGGTGACCCGGGTCGGCACCGTCGGCTCCGTCCAGGGCATCCTCGTGGTCGGCGGCGTCGTGACCGTCACCGGCGCGGCCCTCAACCTGCAGGGCATCATCCCCGGCGAGTGGTTCTGGCTCGGTGGCGACTCCGCGGAGAGCCGGTTCGACAACCCCGCGTGCAACGGCCTCTACCGCGCTCGCACCGTCTCCGCGGGCGCCATCGTGTGCGACCGCGCCCCGGACGGCGTCGCCACCGACGCGGGCGTTGGCAAGGGCGTCTTCATGTTCCTCGGCCACGTGGTGAAGAACGAGGCGGACCCCACCCTGCAGGTGCAGCGCACCTACCAGGCGGAGCGCCTCCTGTCCCCCACCACCGCCCAGTACGTGACCGGCTGCCTCCCGAACCAGTTCGACCTGGACGTCAAGACCAGCTCGAAGGTCACCTGCGAGCTCAAGTTCATGGGCCTCGACGAGGAGACGCCGAACGCGCTCAAGTCCGGCGTCCGCCCCGGCCTGCCGGCGCAGAGCGCGTACAGCTCGACCACCGACTTCGCCCGCCTGCGGCTGCTCAACGACACCTCGGGCGCTGCGCTGGCCACCTACCTGACCGACCTCAAGCTGTCGATCGACAACGGCGCCGAGGCGATCAAGGCGATCGGCTCCACGGGCGGCGTGGACCACTCGGTGGGCGACTTCAAGGTGACCGGCAGCGTGGAGGCCTTCTTCTCCACCATGGAGGCCGTGAGGGCAGTCCGGGCGAACGTCGACGTGGCGCTCGACTTCGGCCTGGTGACCAACGTCACCACCCCGGGCGTGGGGACGCAGGCGGTCGGCTGGCTGTTCGACGTGCCGCTCATCACCCTCGGGGACGCGCGGCTCAAGGTCGAGAAGGACAAGCCCATCAAGCTGCCGCTCAGCATGGACGCCTCCGCGCACACCGTGCTGAACCACACGCTCCTCGTCATGAACTTCCCCTTCCTGCCGCAGCTCGCCAACTGACGAGCGCGAGCTTTCGAGGGCACCCACGACTAGGGGGTCAGAGCATTGAGCTCTGGCCCCCTCTTCATTTCCAGCAGGAGCATACCCAGCATGAGTGGCATCGACAAGAACAGCATCTTCGCGACCTTCGAGACCGACCCGGCCCTCGAGCAGGCCGGCATCGACATCGACTACGGGCCGATGTACTTCACCGTCGCCCGCGCCGGCGGGGCGAACGATCGCTTCCGCGACGTGCTGCGCGCCCGCATGGAGCCGCACCGCCGCGCCCTTGCGACCGACACGATGCCGGAGAAGCTGGCCGACAAGCTGACCCGCGAGGTGTTCGCCGAGACGGTCATCCTCGGCTGGGGCCGCATCGTCGACGGCGAGAAGCAGCCGGGCAAGATCACCTGGCGCGACGGCAGCGAGCGCGACTACGACACTGCTGCGGTGGTCGAGCTGTTCACGCTTCTCCCCGACCTGGCGAAGGACGTCATGGAGCAGGCCTCGAACCGCGCCCTGTTCCGCCGCTCGATCGCGGAGCTCGACGCGGGAAACTGACGGCCGTCCTCCTCTACACCCTCAGGCAGGGTCCCGTCGAGCGGGCCATCCTGAAGCAGGCCTACCGGAGGGGGATGCCCCCTCCGGAGGTCATGGCGAGCGCCCCGGAGCTCAGGGCCGACCTCGCTGTGTACTGGGAGGCATTCGAGCGGCTGAGCACCTGCAGGGGCTACGCCGGCATGGCCGGCGTGCCCACCCCAATCCCCTGGACCGCGGTCGAGCGGTACGCGACCCGACACCGGTTCGCGGGCGAGGCCTTCGACGACCTTGTGACGATCGTGTCGCACATGGACGAGGCGTTCCGCGCGCACGTGATCGAGGAGCTGGGCAATGGCGACGCCGGAGGAGTTCAACCGCCGGATGGCGAGGCTGGCGGCTAGCGCCGCGGAGGGCGCCGACCGCGTCGTGCGGAAGGCGGCCTTGGCCGCAGACCAGGCGGTAGTCATGGCCACGCCGGTCGACACAGGCCGGGCCAGGGCCAACTGGATCGCCGCGCTCGATGCGGCGTCCTCGGAGGTGAAGGGCGAGCCCTCCAACCCTGGGTCAGGCGCGAACTCCGCCCTCACACAGGGGCGCGCCACGATCGCCGGCTATGACGGCGACGAGAATTCCGAGATACACCTCACGAACAACCTGCCGTACATAGGCCGCCTCAACGACGGGTCGTCCCGCCAGGCCCCCCGGCAGTTCGTCCGCACGGCCGTGGAGGCGGGCATCCGGGCCGTGCGGGGCGCGACGGTCCTCCCCTAGGCCCGCGCACCGACGGCGTCGCGCCCGCGGCCCGCGTGGCAGGCCTGCGGCCTGAAGCTGCAGCGGAACGAGGGCCCCAACTACGATGAGCACCGAGCGGATCGACATCGTCGTCTCGGAGAACGGCTCCCGGACGGTAAAGCGCAACCTCGAGGACGTGGGGCGCACCGGCGCGGCCGCCGCCTCCGGCGTCAACCTCCTGAAGAGCGCCCTGCTCGGCCTCGGCGTCGCCGGTGCCCTGCGGTTCCTCAAGGAGCAGGCCGACACCTACACCACCATCAACAACCGGCTGAAGCTGGTCACCTCGTCGACCGAGAACCTCAAGAGGGTGAACGACGAGCTGTTCGCCTCGGCCAACCGCACGCGCTCGTCGTACGAGGCGACGACCGACCTGTACGGCAGCCTCGCGCGCTCCGCCAAGACCCTGGGGCTCGGGCAGAAGGAGCTGCTCGGCATCACCGAGACGGTCAACCAGGCCATCAAGATCAGCGGCACCGACGCCGCGACCGCGGCGAACGGCCTCCGCCAGCTCGGCCAGGGCCTCGCGTCCGGCACGCTCCGCGGCGACGAGCTCAACTCCGTCCTCGAGAACATGCCGCGCCTGGCGCAGGCGATCGCGGACGGCATGGGCAAGACCACGGGCGAGCTCCGCAAGCTCGGCGGCGAGGGCAAGATCACGGCGAAGGCCATCACAGACGCCCTGCAGAAGGTGGCGCCGCAGATCGCCGCCGAGTTCGGGAAGATGACGCCGACCATCTCGGACAGCTTCGTCGTGCTCGGCAACAACGTCCTCAAGTTCATTGGCGACCTCGACCAGGCCTACGGCGTCAGCGCCGCCTTCGCGGGCATCGTCATCACGGTCAGCCAGAACCTCGACAAGCTCGCCGTCGCGGCCGCGGGCGTGGCGGCCATCGCTGGCACCATCAAGTTCGCGGGCTTCGCGTCCGGCCTGGCGGCCTCGGTGGCCTCGTCCGTCGGCCAGATGATCGCCCTCGAGCGCGCGCTCGGCGCGACCTCGGTCATGTCCGCGCTCTTCAGCATATCCATGAAGACAGCACAG